ACATTTGCTAACTTTCCATTTCCATCAGTAGTTGGGTTGTTTGTTTCCTCGCTTGGTGCTGTGTTTGATAAAGCAACCATAAATTTATCAGTAGCACAATTTACTCCCTCCATCATATACTTTTTCCAGTCATTTATTTTGTTGAAATCTGATATTGGCATATATTTGTATTTTACTTTCTAAACTTTAAACGACCTTTAATTATGCGGTTCCAACCAAAGCATCAATCTGCATCTTACTATCAGTAACTGTTCCAGTCCCCTTGGCAGAAACTTTAACATACTTCTCCATCACTGGAATTACTAATCTGTAATTGCCATCAGCATTAAATGAATGAGTTTTTAAAGCATCAATACTATTTCTTTCTTGATAAAAAGTAGTATTATCAGCACTAAATTCTATTTTAATTTCTGCAGAAGTTAATAAACCTTTAGTAAACTTAACATAAAGAATAAGTTGATTTGCATCACTTACATCAATGATATTTCCAGCAACATAACTTGTAGTTAATTCTGCTTCTGCTCTAACTGGAAAAACTTTTTTTAAATTGTATCCGTCTATAAATACCATAAAATTAGTCCCTATAAAGGATTTTATATTTCTTTTGACTTTTTTGACCTTTAGTTTGTCCAACATTATTGGACTTTTCTTCTGGTTTGTATCCACTGATATTTTTGTATATCTTCATAACAATAGCGTAAAATCTATCGCTATCTTCTTTTATTTTTGGATACTGTTTGCGAGCTATACTCTTTGCTCTATTCCAAGCCTCTTCATCTTTTTTTGTTTTTACAACTCCTGTTGGCATAAATTTATTAGTTAATAAATATTAAACCTTTATTGAGCGGTTTTTATGACCAGAACCGCTCAAAACTGGTTATAATTAGCTTACTTTAATAGCTGAAATGTAAACGACTGCCTTGTCTGTTTCTTCGCTTGAAACTAATTTTAGCGTCCCATTAGCATTGATTGTATAATTAGCATCGTCTAAAGTAGTTGCTCGAGAAATACCCTTATCTGAAGTAGAATATGCAATAGCCGAAGTAATATCGTTCGTTCCATCAGTAATTTTCCAAGTCCCACTATTTGCTTGTGTGCTAATTGCCCAAGCATCAATAATTCTCATCTTAAATGGAGCATTACCATTAAAAATAGTGATTGAAGCAGCACCTGTGTTCGTTACGGGTATCACAATGGGGACGCCAGAAGTTCCATTAGCAGCAGTAATCGAGGCTATTCTGTCAGATCCAATAATATTTTCTACTGTGTCTGCATTAACCCATTGAGTACCAGTCCATTTTTTTAATACACCATTCACAAAGCAAAGTCCTTTTCTTTGGCTATCTGCATCCGTTGGTTCGCTATCATAGTTTGCTAATTCAAGCCAGCCGATAGAACTTTTAACAGCTTTTTTTAATTCATCACTCATATGTAAATTTAGTTAAATTTCCTTCCGATACCATTATTTCACTTCCTTGGGAAGGAAAGAAAGTGATTCTTGGGGTTTAGATTTTACCATCCGACCTTTGTTATTTTCTTTGATGAGATATAATAATTCTTTTTCATCAAATTCTCCTAAAATATGCAATGGAATATATCCTTTGTTAAATAAATATGTGTCTTTTTCTCTTTTGGTATGCCTATGAACACTACCATCAACCTCTAAAACAACCCTATTTATCACAAAATCACACTCATATTTTCCTATCCTCCACCTTGCCTTGAATGGAATTCTATTTCTTTTTAGAAACTCGGCTACTTTTCTTTCCTTTTTGTTCCCCTTGCTTGCTCTCTTTAGCTGATTTCGCATACTTTTGAGATAAAACACCAATCAATTCTCCTCTTGTTATAACAGTGGCATCAAAATAAATTCCTTCTTTCTTTGCTAATTGCATCAATTCTTCTTTCGTCATTGAAAATAATGATTTTCTTGTTTGATTTCCTTCCTTTTTTAAATCCTCCAATGTTAAAATTCCCTCTCTAACTTTCTCAACTGGTATTTTGAGGTTATAAATTGCATTTAGTTCTTCCTCTGTCCAAGGAATACCAACTGCTTTTACTCTATTATGTTTTACTAATGTTTCCCAATCAATCATATGTTTTGAATTATTTGGCGGGTTGTTTTAAGAGTGCCCGCCAAAACTCTTATTATTGAGTCTGCCGATTAAGCTTGTCCTGTGCCTTTACTGCCGAAAACATAGGCTGGATAACCCAAACCTAATGAATAGAAGAAATCACAAGTGTAAACCCAGTTTTTGCTCCTATAAACTTCTTCGGGAGGATCAAGAGTCGGTCTTTCAGCAAATTTAGCATTCAATGTTTCTTTTACTAACTTTGTGTCAACCATATACCATTGCTTGGAAGTATCAGTTCCATCAGAAAGAGATTCTAACTGTGACCACACAACTAAATTAACTTTGCCTTTTAATGGCTCAATATCATTGTTGGCGGTTCCAGCCATCTGCCCTGAGTAGATGATTCTTTCAGCTAAATCCGACAAAGAAGGAGGAACAATAAGGGTATCCAAGTTGACTGGTCTAATCAGTCCATTTGGATCTTTGTGTAATCTTCCTTGATTTCGTGCAGAAACGATAGCAGAACGAGAAAGAACAGGATTTGGTGTAGCTCCGTCAGTAATGATATTACTGAAAACACTGCTGTTTAGGTTGTTGGTGTGAGTAGTACTAAATAAAGTAGTACCATCAGGACCAAGAGCAGAAACAGTGTCTCCGTAAACATCAACATAAGAAGAATCCCAACCGTGTCCAAGAACATCAGCCATTGATTGTTCAATAGCGGAGAAAGCACCTTCTGGAAGCGAGCGGACGAGTTGTTCAATTTGATTATACAACTCAAACATTCTCATCTCTTTGGTAATTGCAATAGCATTACCATAATACTTCTGCGTCCAGATAATCTTATCTCCCTCTTCCATATCAACCAAAGGCAATTCTTGACCAGGTGTTACTCTTCTTGGAATACCAGCACCGTGTAAAATGAGGTGTTCAAAAGTCCTTCTGTTTGTGTCTTCAACATTGAAAATAGTTGGACCAACCATTTCAGAAGTCTTTGCTTTTGCTACCTCATTAAAAATGTCCTGTAAATCTTCGGTTAAACTCTTAAAATCTTCAACTGTAATAGCCATATTACTCTAATGCGTGAACAAAATGACCAACAACTTTAGTTGTTACTTCTTCTTTTCCTACATAATTTTTTATGTAGAATGCATTAGCAGTAGTTGTATCATCTGGATCAATTGTTGCTTTGTCTTCAAGAGCTGCATAAGTACCTCTATTAGCAATAGCTACTACACCATTGCAATCTGCTTCAAATTCAACTCCTTCTACTGGAAGAACTAAACAATCTTTGTGTTCTCCTGCCTCAGTAGTAACATCTTCCATTGCAACAAATCTTACATCGGTAGAAGCAGAAGTAGCAGTGGCTAAATATCCATTACTCCAAACAAGAGCATCACCTTTTACAACGATTTGACTTTCCGCTAACGGTAATTTTTCCATCCTTCCTTCCTCGTATCTTATTGGTCTGAACATAAAACTAATTAAAATTTAAAATAAACGACCTTTTAGTCATACCATTTATCCATTGGCGTTTGCTTTGGAATAAATGTACGACCTTTGGTTTTTTGTCCCTCTGACTCTCCAGATGGTCTTGGTTTAGATTTGGAAGCAGATAATTTGGCTCTTGCCTCTTTATCTTCTTTTTCCTCCTCTTCTGGACTTGCATTGTATTTTTCCCAGAGATATTTGGCGTCCTGTAAATCATTAACTATGGCGCTAACAGAGTTTTTACCACTGCGAGGCACATAGTATTTGATTATATCAGCCCAATTATCATTTATAACTGGGTCTTTGCAAGCCTCTTTGATACCCTCTTGTTCTATTTTCTTGAGGGTCTCATTAACCTGAGCCTCTTTCTGCTCTTTTTCTTGTTTAAGAGCAGCTAACTTCTGCTTGGCAGAGAGCATACCATTTCGGTAATTATCCCTGTCTTGCTTCAGTTTTAGGATTGTCTTCTTTGGAACATAAACCGTCTCGTCTGAATCATTAAGAATTTCCTCAAGTTCTTTATCGATAGAAGAAATTTCTTTTTGCATTGATTGTATTTCTTCTTCGTAAGAACTTTCGGTTCTTATTTCTTCAGACCCCGTTTTTTGTTCTGACTGACCTTGGTCAGAAGGAGTTTCGTCTCCTTGTTTTAGGTCCAGACTTTTTTCTTCTTCACTCATAGTATTTAAGACTTTTATTTTAGTTCGCAGTCCAGACGAACACTATTCTGTAAAGAAGTAAAAATCCTTTTAGATAATCTCCGAATCCTTTTCAGAAACTATCTGAAAGGATTCTTACTTCTATTCGACCTTTATTTATTTTCTTTTTTTTCTGATTGCTCTTTAACTAATTTTTCTAAATCTTCTAAATCTTGCTGAATTTCTTTTTGCTGTTGCAATAACTCTGAAACCTCAGCAACCAATTTGTTAATAAACTGGTCTTTTTGAATTTGTGCTCTTTTTATAAGCTCTTGTTTTTTTGTTTCTATGTCCATATATTATTTGTTTTTATTACGCTCTTTGACCTTTCCAGCATTGTTGATTGAATTTAATAAATCCAAGACTTCCAATCTTCTTCCAACCCATATCAGATAATCATCTCTTGATAATCCATATCCAATCTGCCTTAAAATGGAAGTATCACGATAATTGATATACTCCCTAACTCTAATATCTTCAAACTGGTCAGTAAGCCATTGCTGAATTATTTTCTCCTTAACTTCATCTTTTGTCTTCGGTCCCCTGTCAATTAACTTAAATAATAATTTTATAAAGAATTTTTTCATAATTATACTGCTGGAAGCTCACCTTGTGTTGCAGCTCCTCCTTGTTGTTTTGGAAGCTGTCCTTGTCCACCACCACCAAGCAATGCTTCTAATCCAGCCATTGCTCCGCCTTGAGCTGCCTGTTGTTTACTTGCTTCATTCTTTAACTTTTCAAGATTAGCAAGATATCTTGCTGGGTCATCATCATACGCCTTAATAACCTGTTCAAAGAAATCATTTTCATTAGCAACGAATATTTCAGGGAATAAAGTTCTAACTGCTTGTATCTTTTCAATATTGTTTAACTGCATCTTAGCAATGTCTCTTTGGTGTATGCTTTCTGGAATAACATCTAATTGATATTCGCAATCATTTAGATAGGAAGTAGGAATAATTCTAATTTCAATATTTTCATTATCTTGTGCTTTCTTTTCAACTTCTTTTTGAGCTTCTGCTTGAACCTTTTTTCTTTCTTCTTCTTTTTTGATATCCCTAAACTCAATAATCAATGTTCCTTGAACTGTTTCAATTTCTGTTTCAGTTTTTTGACCAGCTCCTTGCTGTCCAGGAGCTCCAGGCAATCCAGCTCCAGGAGTTCCCGCTTGCTGAGCCAATGCACCTTCATTTTGATTTTGAATAACTTTAACAACTTCTCTGTGAATTTGTGCATCCTCTATTACATACCTTCTCCAGATTTTAGTTTGTTTCCCTTCTTTATTTAGAATAATCTGAGGCTGTGAATAATTCATTAAGATATTTGCCATTCTTAAACTGTATTTCTGCCTCCAGAGGTCTGTTAGGAACCTGTAGAACAATGATTTAAGCTCGGTTGCTCTTTGATTTGCTATTACCACTTCCCTTGCTGTAACTCCAGTTCCCTGTATCCCTTGCTGATTTGGGTCAACACTTGCAAGGTCAATTCCCCTTTGAACATAATTTATCATCTGCATATCAGCGGAATTGATACCGCTAATTGGCAATTCCCTTATTTGGTTTACATCTTCAACTGGGATACGAGTATCACCAGCTAATATCTCATCTTCAAGGTCAAAAACATCTTGATTAACCCTTCCTACAATCAATGGAGGAACCATTGAACGATAGGTCTTGTCCAAAGACATATTAATCAAGGTGTTCAAAACATCAAAATCTCCTTTCAGAATATTTGGCAAAGAATTTCCGTAAAAGAAGTTATGGTCTGTAAATGGCTCGCAAATTGATTTGGCAAAAGGATAAACTTTCTTTCCGTTTACTTCCCACAATAAAGGAGCTTCAAGCATTAAAACACCATTAGCAACAATAATATACTCATCTCTCATCTTTGAATAATACTTGATAACTTCGACCTTTTTGTTACCAGTCCTTTTTCCCCATCTTTTATAATAAAATGTTTCAATATCGCTTTCATTCTGCATTGTCCCTACTTTAACCTTATCATAATTGGCATATTCTCCAAACTCCTTTTTAAATGTCTCTTCATCATAATATTGCTTCCAGATTACACTTGGCTGGTCTTGAACATCAAAAATGTAAAAATCCTTAATGTAAAATTCTGTTAGAGGAACTAAAAAGTCAATACATCTATCTTCGACATTGGCTTTTTCCTCCCCATATTCCACTTTGCCACTTGATAAATCATAGCTTTTAATAAATTTCCTTTTCTCTTCTGTTTTTAAATAGCCGCAATAATTGATAACAGTTCCTTTTGCTGCCAGTTCCCAAGCTAAAAAATAATTATTAAGTTCCAAGTTTTCCCCTTGATAGCTTCCTTCTATTAAGTTTTTCATCACATAAGCCCTGTCAATGTCTAGATAGCCTGTATCTCTATTTCTTGCCTTTACTACTGCTTCAGGAGGATTTGATGCCACTCCAGCAATAAAGGCTTTTAGCTTGTTTCTAATTATCTGGGTTGCTACATTGCTTTGCCATTCTGCTTTTCCTTGGCTTTCTCTTGAAGGTACAAAAGCATTTAGTCTCTTTTCCCCATCGTCAATAAACTGCTTCAATGTTAAATTGTTAAATTGCTCATAGGTTTTATCTCTTAAGTCCTGCATTTTGTCCATTTCATCATAAACTCTTTTAATTGTTTCTCTTTCTTTTTCAGTTGGATTATATAACATAATTTTAGTAGCCAGTCATTTTGTTTTGATAGGCTGTTTCTTTTTGTTTTAATCTCATTTTTTCTTTAAAGAATTTTTCAAAACTTGGCTCGTCTTTTCTCATTTCGCTAACTCTTTTAGGGCTTAAATAAGTTAAAACATATCTTGAGGCGTCTAAACAATGGTCCATTCCTTTTTCAGGAATATCTAATATTTTGCCAGTTGTTTTATCTCTTTGCCAAAGATAGTTTCTATATTCTTTAATTAAATTTACGCTTCTTTGTGTTGCGCTTATTCTTTGGTCCTGAATTATCTTTATACCATATTTTACGCTGTCTTTTCCTTTTACTGCTGGTATAACATTTACTCCTAATAATCTTAGCTCGTCAATACTCTTTGGTTCTGCGCTATCTGCTACTACTATTTTTGCCTCCTGCGCTTTCAAAATGTTGGCAATATCTCTATTTGACAATCCTGTCTGATATGTTATCTCGTCTACAATGTATCCTCCGTTATAATAATAAACTGCTACAATTGCTGTTTCGCTCATTGAATAGCCAAAGTCCAGTCCATAGCCTTCCAGTCTTGCTTCGTGAGGAATTGTAGGAATGATTTGCCAGTCATTATAAACTCTATTTTCTGCTTCTCCCAAAAGTCCCAATCCGAATACCCTCCACCAGTTAGTCCTGTCTTTCCTTGCTTCAATTGCTTTTACAATTGTTTCGCTTAGGGCTTCATTGTCTTTATAGGTCAATGTTATCTCGTCAATTTCATCGCTCCTGGTTGGTTTTAAA